CTGTTTTTAAATGCAACTAACAGCTTAGCTGACCTATCCTTTTGTCTTTCCCATACACCATCTATACCTTTTATATTGCTTATGAATTGTGTTTTCTTTTTAATCAAACCACTCTTTCTTCCAGCAATATTACCAAATTTATTTAGCTTAATGTTTTGTTCATATGGTACGCCTACCTTAGAGCCTTCAGGGTTTCTGACACCACCAAATACTAAATACTGCATAAACTTATTTGCCCATTCAGTAAAACCAAGTACACCAGTTAGACTTGTCTTTCTTGCTGGTATTCTGTAAAAGGCTTTAGTTGTTCTAGCCATAGGTCTATCAAGTTTCTTTACCATTTGTTTTTGCATTTCTCTATCCAAACCCTTCATGCGATTATTCTTACCAATACCTAAGGTTTTATTAATAGCCATAGCTGTAGCAAATGGCACTTGTTTCTTTTGCACATTAGTTGTCCATTTAGTTACTTCTTTAATATTGCTTTTGATATTAACCTTCATAACTTTCTCCAAACACTCTTACCTTTAAACTGTAGACCAAACTCTTTAGCTTTTCTCACAACTGTTGATTGTGATACACCAAGACTTCTTGCTACATCGTATGATGATTTCTTTTCATTTATCTTTTGTTTTAAATATTCTGCTTCTATTTGTTTCTTCATAGTTCCTCATAATATTCTATTAACTTATTAATATACCAAACACACTTCTTTAAGTCTTGTATGTTGGCATCCTTGTATTTATGTCTATGTAAATACTTTATTGCATTACCCTCTAAGTATGCAGGAAATTCTCTACCTAATTGCTGCTTAATGTAAGTTATACATTCAATGCCACTCTTGTTGTAATGTGGCGGATGGTTTACTAAGTCACTCATTTATTTCTCCTTATCAATTCTCGTTTACATTTTATTCTTAATTTTGGATTGGCATTAGGATTGTTAATCACTTGCTCTAATTCACTTGTAGGTGTTTGTTTCATATAAAAATGTTGTGTAGTAAGTTTACCTGTAGCTCTATCTTTTATTACTTGGCTTCTTTTGAATTTAATAGGCATTTATGTTCCTCAGTTAATGTATCTATTCTTAAACAATAATCTTTGTATATGTGTACTGGTATCAAGTAAGCATCAATCAATTTGCCTTCAATCATAAAACCAATACTTTTATTAATCTTTTGTTCTACTATGCATCTTCTAATATCTTCAGTAGATGCCCAATAGATTTTAGATTCTGTAATGTAAGCAAATATATCAGCAGTTGTTGCATCAATACCTGACTTATTATGTTCGCACATAGCTTCAATAAATATGTTTCCAGTCTTATCTGTCTGCTTATCTCTTTTAACTTCTACTGATTTATTTATTTCAGGAATCATAATGTCATACTCTTTATGATTACCTTCTTGTTTATATGCTGTTGCATATTTTCTATGTATCAAACTTAATATCAAACTCTCTCCTTGCTCTCCAAATGGTAAATCTTTATCAAAAAACTTATTCATTTCTTTTTCTTCTTCTTCTTTCCAAATATCTTATCCCAATTAGCATCTATCTTTTTTTTATCTTCAGGTCTACGTTTGCTACCTTTTCCCATAAGTAATCCTCTCAAAAGTAACATCGCCATGCTTGTTAGTTAAAAATTGTTTTGCTTTTAGGAAATCAGATGGTATTGACCTAAACATTTCTTCCATACTAAAAAACATGACATCTGTTTCCTTTTTATGGTTTTCCATCATTATAGCTTTCTCATCGTTATAATCACAAACCAGTATTACTTTTTTATTAAACTCATAACATCTGACGTATGGTTCTAATTCGTTATATCCATTAGCTTTTATCTTTTCTACTAACGCATCATAAGCACGAAACATCATATCAATCATCTGTAGTTTCTTCTTACCAGTATCTTCATTCATAGATTTATCAAACATTATCTTGGCTCTTCCATACTTTATCTCTAAATCAGTACCAACTAACTTATATATACGTTTCATGTTTCCATAGCGTTTTTGTATGTCTGACTCCAAATCGCGTAGTTCTTTTATTCTTTTTTCGATTTCAATATCTAAATATGTTTTCATAAAATATTACCCATTTTACTCTGACTACTCTGAAGTCCTATAGGACTTCTTCAGAGTTGGCAGAGCAAACTTATGGCTTTTGTCCTTACTCTGCCACTTTTTAGTGCAAAATGGCAGACTTTTGGCAGAGTTAGTCAGACTTATTAAAGTTTGGTAAAACATCTTCATAATCTCCGTGTTGCCACATTTTTTCTTCTTCATGGTGTATGACTTTATTTTTATCTTTTAATTGTCCTAACACCTTACTAATTTGATTAACTGTCATATAAGTATCATCAGATTTTTGCACCTTATCTGCTAAATCTTTAGGTTGTAATTTAACATCTTGTGGTGCTTCAGGGTTTTTTCTAATAGCTTCTATCTTTAATTGTGCTAATACATTTTTTTGATTAGCTGTCATGTTAATCTTCTTTTCTTTAGTTAAGTCGACATCTGTCTCCTCTAAGTATCCTGAAGTAAGATTTAAACCTTCTCCTATAATCTCTACTTCTTTAAATACAAATGCTTTTTCTTGCATACCTTGACCATCTTTATTCAAAGTCTGCTCAAAAGTAACAAACATTTGCTCATGTGTAGATTCACCAATAATCTTATCTTGTCTATCAACCTTAAATTCATAATCTAATGATGCACCTAATACACTAGAACCTCTTGCCCTGTCTCCATTACCATGACCAGTATGATGAACTAAACAAACACAACAACCATAATCAGATATAAGTCCATCTAATTGATTAATAAAGCTACCAACATCTTCCGCACTATTTTCATTACCTATAAAGTTCCTTTGAAATGTATCAATAACTATCATGCCAATATTACCTTCTAGCTCTTGTATATAATCGATTTCATCTTTTAGTTTCTTAAAATCATCTTCATCATTAATTCTTACTGCTCTATCAGATAAATATAATGGCACTTTATGTAAGTCATACATTCCTTGTTGCCAAGCTGCTAATCTTCTTTTAACTCCTCTCTGACCTTCACCACATACATACAATACTGGTGCTTTATATGATTTATTACCATAAAAGTTTTTACCTTTAGCTATAGCACATGCCATAGAGATAGCTATAAAAGACTTACCACTCTTAGGCTTACCAAACACACACATTAAAGACTCTTTCTCACAAACATCTTGAATCAACCACTCAGGATTAGTAACTTGTTTTAACACTTCGTCTGCTCTTGTGAAACTAACTTGCCCTATAGATTTCATAGGATTACTTACAATGTACTTAACTAGCTCGTCTGAGCTCTTAAAATAACCTTTCTCATTTGCATCCCATAAATCCCATGTATCTTCAAAATCTTTTGGTGGTTTAGCTATAGTGACTCTACAACCATTTTTCTTTAAATATGCTTGTATATTACTGGCACACTTCTTTCCAGCTTCATCATTATCAGGAAAGATATAAACCTCTTTACCAAATATAGGACTCCAGTCTGCTTTATCCCAACCATTAGTACCACCATGCCAAGTTACACTATCGCCATCATAGATAGCTTCACAACCTAATACAGCTTTCTCTCCCTCATTAATTATTACTGGTTTATCAAGATGCTCTCCTTTGTAGTAAATAGGCATCAAACCATTAGGTCTTTTCATATTCCAAGAGCCATCAGGATTCTTAGAAAAAGGTGCGTATTTTTGCTTTATATAATGCGAAGAGGGAAACCTCATTACAAAAAATTCAGGCGAGTATTGCAGACTTATGATTGCCTGAGAATGAAGTTCCCTCATTTTTTCTCTTGATAATGATTTTGTGCCCTCTGACTTATTAAGGGGTGTATAAAGTAAGGAGTCGTCAGAAGGCACTCCATCATAACCATATTGTTTCAAAACTTGTTTAATGTCTAAATTATAATATTTTATTAAGTCTGCTATTCCCCCACCAGTACCAGCTTCATGGTCAAACCATTGTCCAGTATCTTTATTTAAAACTTTAGAGCCATGACGACCCCACCTGAGTTCATTCTCAGAACTTTTGGTAGGTTCGCCAAAAACTTCTTTGCATACATCAGGTGCAATTCTGACCCAATCAACTTCAGAATGGTATGTCGTCATCTGTTAGTCCTTTTGACTCAGTTTCTTGCACTCCGACATCTACATTAGATGCCCATTCAGGTATTACAAATTCAGGTTTTCTTGGTTTGAATCCAACAAAGTCAAATTCTATCTCAGCAGACTTACCAAGACCTACCTGTATATGTTTAGCACTTTTATATTCAAAAGTAGGTAGACCATCTTTACCTTCTTTATCATTCCAAAAAGCAGCTAACATTTTGTTAAATGTAGATGATTCAGAAAAACTAAATCTTTGCCATAACAAAGGTCTTTCTAATCCATCTGTATATAACCATGCTGAAAAAGCTCTTTTAAATTCATCAGAAGGCTTTTCACCTAAAACACCAAACTTATCATCCCATGCGAATTCATAGCCTGATGTGGGTGTAAATCTACCCCAACCTGATTGAAATGTTGCAGGGTCAAGTTGCAAATATTTAAAATTTACAGCTTCTTCTCCTACATAAAATTGCAAGTCAGCACTTTTAAATGCAAGAAATGAACTGGTAGGACTACCAACATTCATTCCACCTAAAATATCAACCATAATACTCTCCTTATAGTTTTAATGTATAGACAGCTTATCTATACTGGTTAAATATTGAACTTCAAGATGATGATAATTCCTCTCCTTAAAGTCCTCGTAAGTATCGTCATTTATTATTCCTAATACTTCCAATACTACATTCATTCTGTCGTAAGCATCACGACAAAAACTCTCAAAATCTTCTTCATTTATTGAATACACTTGCTTTCTTCAATATTTGCTTATGCTCTTTACATAAGGTTCTCAGGCTACACATATAAGTGACCTGATTATTAACTGGTACATTATCACTTATTAACCATGCTGGTACATTACAATAAATGTCATGCCTATCAAACTTATATACCAAGATAGGTATGTACTTATCTTTAGCTGCAACTAGCACCTGTTCCCACCATGCTTGTTTATACATATTAGTAGATGTCTGACCATACCTTTTACATTCAATAGCAAAGTTATCCCAATATATATCTGCTTGTCCTTTGTACTGTGCTTGATCTAAGTTTCTACTAACTAATTTAGTGCCACCTTTTAAAGTAATAAATTCGTTTATCATCTTAACGATAAGTCTCTCGAAGTTATGTCCTTTAGTTCTGCTGTTAGTCATTTGTATTTTTGTGTTCTATTAATCCTAACTTTACTAAAAGTTCAGTAGCTTTGCCAATATCTATTTTATTAATAGCAGCAA